TCGATATGGAAGTTATAGCCTGGGATTTCCAAGTGCCCAAAAATCGAGTAGGCCGATGGAGCCGTGTTTCCGTTGGAAGTAGAATTCCCTGCTGGCGAAAGCACCACGAGGTAATTGTCGGAATGGGTGTGCGCGGCAGAGGACCAGTTGTGAACGGAGGCCATCGCCTCGTAAATCCCCGAGGAACCCGACTCGATGGTGATACCAGAGGAGTGCGAATAGAGCGGAGTGAATGTAATCGTCCCGGACGTTCCCCCTTGCACACAATTTCCAGCCCCGGTCATGTCTACGAACTCCGGGTTGGCATCCCCCGTGAGATATACGCCGCCAATGTTGTCCGCACCGTTAATCCCCAAAGGGCAAGGTGTGAGCGTTACGGTTGCCGGAGTCCCAGCGGTCAGATTGCTGGCAAGTAGCTGTGACCAGTTGTAAGAGGGAACAGCGTAGGGAATATTAGCGAAGTTGTTAGCCGAGAATGTTGTTCCTGACGGCTGAGTCACACTCTGACTCGTAGACGGATTTGAAGAGAGGTTTCCGCTGCCACTCCCGAAACATACTCCTTCTGGGGCACCGTCCGTTGAACAAAGCAGTACGCCAGCAAGCCAGCGAAGTGAATCCTGCCCTGCCGTGGGTGTCACCGAACCACTGCTATCGTTAAACCCGATGCAAGCAGAAGATGTACCGCATACAGTCGGAGGAGTCGCCCCTACGTTTAACTGCGGTCCCAAGACATTCAACGCTCCAGTAAATGTCGCGTTACCACCACCCCAAGTAAGCCCCCCCTGCGGACCAACGGTTGTCCCGTTGAAAGGGTAGTATGCAGACTGGCCCTGTGATCCCGGCAGATCGCCGCCTCCATTGCCGCCAGCCCCCACGCACAGGTCAGGGTAAGAGCGTGAGTACGGCATCGGAATAGTCCCAGAAGTCAACTGCACGTCGTAACACGCCCCTGGCGCGATGAAGAACGAGAAACTGCCGTCCGCATTCGCTGTAAATGGATTCGGCAGCACCGCAGGCGTTACCTGATTGTTCGAGAAGAGTGGCGCCTTGATCGCTGTTCCAGTCAGGTACACCGTCACGTTACAGAAGGGGAACGATGCCTGTACTCCTGCTCCCGAATTAACATTCGTCGTCCCTATTTGCTGTGTTCCGGTACTCGGCAATGCCTGCGTTAAAGCCTGCTGGCCTCCGATAGTGCAGTCGCCGGTGACCCCGGCAAGCGCACCTTGAGCATGTCCAAGGTTAGACATTGCGAACAGCAAAGAGAGTATCGAGAATGCGCGTTTCATCTGGTTGCCAGCAAGGTTGCGGTCACAGCGTTCGGAAATGTCTTGGCAAAGGCTCTGACGAACTTAGGGTAAACAGTGTTCGGCATATCATACCTACCAACGTTTGAGGCGTTCACCGCGTTGATGACACCAACGCTCACATAATTCGCGTCCGCATCCGTTTCCGCAAACTGGATGTCGATCTCAAACGTTCCCGGACCCCCTGAGAATGCCACTTCAAACGCCGCTCCCCACTGATACGAGCAGCCCTTGATTCTCTCCAGTTCAACAGCGATGCTCGTAGTCGTTCCAGCAACAAGCGTTTGACCCTGCCACAGGTATTGTTGCGTATTCGCACGCAAGAGAATGGCTTTACCCGGACCCGGGTAAGGTCCACCGTTCGTGAATGGAAGATTCTGCATGGTGACTCCTTAAAGGGTTCCCACGTTCAACCCGCTGGTGATGGTTGCGAATGGCTCCCCTGCATTGTAAGGATCGCGCCGATACTTGGACCAATACAGTTCACACAGGTCGCGGTCGCGGTCTTTAATGGGCTTCAATCTCATTTCAAACTCATCGTTAGCCGCCTCTGCAAGAAACTGCCAGTTCGCACCCGCACCACGCTGTACATCCTCGCCTTTCTGAGCTTCCTTGTAAATAAACGCGGCTTCCTTGGCCTTCCAGATTACGAGGTCTTCCGTCAATGGGTACGGCACCGTGTCCCCCGGAGCTACCAACTGAGGCCCGCGACGGAGATATTGATACGTGTACGGCAAGACGCTTAGAGGATGTGGCCACAACTCGTACAGCATGTTCCCGAACGTGGCGCTCAGTGGACGCTGATCCTGTTGGAATGGAACAATGTAATTTGGGTCATCGAAGATCGTTCTCTCCGGGTCTTCGACCGCAAGATCTTTCTGGCTCTTGCTCCAGTAGTCCATCGGGTAGTTGTTTGTGGTGTCCCGCGCCGAAAGAAACCGCTTAAAGTCATTCACTGGAACAGGGAAGTACGCTTGATAAATCATGTACCCCTGCGTCCCTCCCGGCTCCATCCACGGACGGTCTAGAGTCAGCGTGACCAAGCCGGCGCTCGGCGTATTCAACTGGTAGGAGATGATGTTGTACAGCGAGTAGTAAGGGCTGCGAATCTGTAACTGCGTGAACAGTGGAAGGTTAGTTGGCCCAGCAATATATGCTGCCCATTGCGCCGAGGCTACCGCATCTCCAACCACCGTAGGAGTGTAGGGAGTCGGAGTAATGGTTCCAGCGCTCGTCCCCGAACCAACCGGGAACAACAATCCCGGAGTAAGCCACCCGGAAGTTTGCAACTGGAAGGACCACATCTGCATATCTTGGATGGCCCCTAGAGCCTCACCACACAACGTTGCGGCGTAGCTGTCCACCAAGTTTGGGACTTCCAAACATAGTCGCCGCGCCATTGTGTTCAACGACACGCTCTATCTCTTTCTCCCCTTGCCCTTGTACGTCATCTGGCCCTTGACGATAGTTTTCATCGGGTAGCCAGAGTGCTTTCTGTGAACCTTCGAGGTCAAGCGTCTCTCGAACTTCTTGCCCTTTTTCCCTGCCTTGTTTTTGTGCGTGCTCACGATTTTCGTCTTTCCCTTACCTTTTCTCGCCATACTTCCTCCTTGTTTAATTAAAAAGGGCGCTCGGTCACCCGCAATGACCGGCGCCCGCCGCAGTCGTCCACGAATTGCACCGAGCTAGTAGTCGCCTCCGATACCAGCGAGTTGAACGCTTTCAGCGGAGAGGTTAGTAGCCGCAGAGACTTCGGCCCCTGTGGATGCCGTCACCCACTTTAGTCTCCACGTCGGCCTCACCCCCACCGCGACCGGCACCGGATACACGATGTACGTCCCGCTTACAGTCAAGGTAGGGAACCAGATGTCGGCATACCGCTGGAATGAAGGTACAGCAAGTGGGTCACCACCACCAGTCGTTGTCACCTGGACGTAGGACGCTGGCCCCTTGCCGGTCCCGCACAGGAGAAACCGTTTGCCGACATAATCCGGGTAGCCGTGAAGAAGCGTTAACTGCATCTTTCCCCCTAGCCCTGTACCACCGGAAAGTTGATATTCGAAAGCAAGACGCGGAATAACCCAGTTGACTTCGGCAAATCGACCGCATTCCCAACAATCTGTTGCAACTGAGTGTATGTTGGCTGGCCGCTCTGGGTCGGATCGTCCACCAAGCCGGAAGTCGTCGCAATGATCGAATCTCCCACAGCAGGTGTCGCATTGGTCAAACTGGTCTTGCCAAGCACGGAAGCTATTCCTAGCTCCTGCACGAAGCAGTAGTTCCCCGGCGTAACCGTATTGAGGAATACGACAAATCGTACAGCCGTGGTCGATCCCACACCTTTGTCGTAACTGGTCACAATGTTAACGGTTGGCTTGCCCTGAGGATCGCCATCCGCAATGACCGCCGCGAGGCTTGGCATCAATCCAATAGTTCCGGTCTTGACGTTCGATGCTGTCGCTCCTGAATCCACCAGCACGCGCCGGTAGCGGCCTTCATAGAGCAACCCGTTTACCGCATAAGAATTTCTCGCCGCCTCGCCGTTGGTCAGGTCGAAGTAGTCGCCTAGATTCAAGCCGCCAGCCTTCACCACGATGCCGAGCCGGAGGTCAGTAAACCCGGAATCCGAGGTATCGTTGCAGGCGTTAATTGCCAGCCAAGTTGGGACAATCTGTTGCAGTGGCATTAGGGTTTCTCCTTCACTTCGACTGGCGACACGTCGTCTACAAGATTCTTCACGGCATTAACGTCCAACAAGTCCCAGCGGTTCTCCATCTCCATAGCACGCTGAGCGCTAACGTGATCAAACAGCGCTGCGTTACGAGAACGGTTAACTGATCCCAGTCGAGAAAACCAGATATGGCTCTGCTTCAGGGATGTGGGCACAATCCAAAAACGGTTCTCGTCGATTCCCCAGAGAACAAAGAAATCGGCTACGCCTTCATAGGTACGCATGTCGCAGCGCTTCCAGCCTTGGTTATCCCGAACACGCGCAGAACGACGAAGGTTAAAACAGTATGCTCCCATCGGGTAATTGGCCGTTGTTGGATAAGTGATGTGAGCAACTTTAACTTGCAGCCGCAAGCCACTCTCGATCATCAGATCAACGCCGTAATCTACCGAAGGGAAAAGTGGAGCGTGACCTTTCAAGCAAAGCTGAGATGCAACTGCGTACACCCCAGCCTGACCGAGTATCGCACCTTGTTTTCCGCCGCGCCCGAGTTGATTTGTGTTTGTCATTAAACAACTATAACTCGTCTAGGATGAGAAGCCTAGAGCTAATGCCGAATGCCTCGGCATTACGTTGTAAAGATTGGTCCCAAGCCGCATGAACATCGCGTCCATCGACACATTATTCGGCATCGGCGCACGCCGGATACCGAAGTTCCAGCCTTTCTTGTCAGTCGGGCGCAGTTTGAAACTTCCGGTCTCAAGGAAGTACAGAACCTCGCCACAGGTGCAAGTCGCGTTCGAGGGGAACCCGCTTCCAGTTCCCGAGATGGCGATGTTGGAAGTCACGCTGCCTACCGTCTGGGTAAACTGAGGGGTAACAAACGTCGATGTCACCGTGTTGCCACCCGAGCCGTCAACCAAGTTCGCGTTTCCAGACTTTCCTCCGGTCCCCGCACCGATAGCGATAAAGTTTGTCGCCACCGCAGAAGGCGCCAGTGGGTCAGGATATATATCCACGCCGTTGAACGTGAACCCGTCCCACTGAATGTCGTGCTTGGTATTCGATACATCCCGGCGCTGCGCGTCGAGTGCGTTGGCTATTGCCGCGAAGCCGAACACGTTGGTCACACCCAAGTCAGGCTTGCCTCCGGTCACAATGCACTGTGCCCAGAGTCTCATCAAGGCGTTGAAGTCAATCTGCCCGACACCAGCAGCCGCGGGAGCCGCTACCGTTCCCGTAGTCGGTGCTTGGCCGAGCCATAGCGGAGTTGAGTTCATTGCCGGCCCAACTACGCCATTCCGAGTCACGCCGCCGTAAGTCGAGTAGACGTTTCCGAAAGGCGATGGATCAATGCCGTTATTCAGCGCTTCATCCAAGCCAGCCGAGTTAAGGATGCGGTTGTCGGTGATTCCGGTTCCAGTTGGCTGGCCGTGGCGGTAAGAGTCCATTTCCAGCATCGTGTTGATCATCATGGTCATATTCTCCATGAGGATCTGATATTGATTGGCGATCATCGCCGGACCAGCGTTGATTACGCCTCCAGTCCCGCTACCATCGTCAAGCTCCCAGTCGTCCAGAGGCGCCCAGGCCACATAAGCCTTCGGCAAGAACTTCAATCCAGTGTTCAACTGCTGCCGGATTACCGAAACCGTCGAACCAGGAGCTACCGCAGCGCCCTGAACACGACCGTAGATAAAGCCTTCAAACATTCCCGAACCGCCGAGGAAGGGGTCTAGCACGCCAGCGGCCCTGAGTTTCGCTTGGAACGGAGTGTCCACGAACAAGTTGTCGAATACGACATTCTTTCGTACTGACTCAAGGTTCGTGGAATCTATTTCGGAATATAGAGGATCTTGGAGAGTGCAATTCAGCACACCAACACCAGTAGCTTGCGCCTGACTGAAGGGACGCTCATCGTTCAGCATTCGTTGCGAAATGTTAAACATTCAATCCTCCAGATCCTACGCGATAGCTACGAGCTTTTCGGCCTTGCGAGTACGGTAATTCTCGCGCCTAATGGCGCTCTTATTGGAGCCTCTCCATGTCGTAGCGTTGTGCTCAGCATAGAACGCCGACATTCGGGTCTTGAGTTCATCTAGACTCACGCCAACAGGAGACTCTCCACGAAGAAACTCGAGCGCATTCGCAGCCTGTACTTGGAGGCGGCGACGAGAGTAGAGAAACTGGTAAATCTGGGCTATAAACAATCGCGCCCTATCCCCGCAAATATCCCAGTGGTAACAGGGGTTCCTTGACGATGGGCCGCCAACGCTGCCTACGAACCAATCTCGCAACACATACAAGAACTCTGGGTCTTTCTGTGGGATCGCGGCGGCAAGCGAACGCTTACCTCTTCCACACAAGCGTACAGTGCCTTCGCCTTCAAATATTCCTGCCGCCCACGCGATGTCAATGGGCGTAGGAGTTTTCGTGGCTTCCAGTTCTGGTCGATTTGGTCTTGTGCGAAATAGCATGGCCCTACTGTACTGTGGCGTTCTCTGCAAGTTCCTTCTGGATTGCCTGCCGCGTGGACTGATGGCGCTGTTCCCGAGTCTGTTTCAGAGGGTCGGGCCGCGTACCTTCCTTCACCGCGTTCTTCACTTCCGTAAAGCGTGAAACCTCCGCCTGCCGAATGTTTGGGTTGCTGCCAACCTTCTCTGACCATTCCCTGTCCGCAGCGTCCTTTGCTTCCTTGCGGATCGCATCGTCATGCGCCTTCTGCTCGGCATCGCGCTTCTCTTTTTCCTTGCCGGCGAAGTCATACTTCTTTGCCGCCCAATCCGCCGGAGACATTCGCTGTGCTTGTGATTCACGGATAATCACAGTCGGAGAGTCGGGCATTTCATTCCCGAACAGAGAGCGGTACTTCCAAGTAGTGTCGGCCACAAATGCGAACGCACCACCAATATCATCCTGCAACTTCTTGAAATGATCAGCAGCAACTGGGGTTCCACTGGCAACGAATTGTCCAGTTCGAGGGTCTTTGGTAGGAGATCCGGGAACGACGGTCGCGGCGGGCGCAAGAATTTCTGGAATCTGGAAGCCGCCTTCCCTGGCCGCTTTCAACGCCGCTTCATAGGCTGCGACCTTGGTTTCCATTGCCGCCTTATCGTTGGCCCACTTGTCAAGGGCCGGCGCGATGTCTTGGTCATACTGTTGCGCCTGAAGGCGTTTCGCATTCTCCGCCTGTTCAAGAGTCTGCGAGGCCGTAGACAGAACCTGAGTGAATGCGCCAGTCACCTTGGCATCAAGGGCGGCGATCTGTTCATCGGTCAGGCCAGAAGCCTTGAGAATTTCGGCAACGGTTTGCGGCATAAGTGCTCCTTAGAACGGAGGGGTAGCGCCTGTCGGTTGTGGCTGCGGCTGTGTCACCATCGCCGTCTGCGCTTCCTGAATCCCCTGTGCTGCCTTCTGTAAACCGGCAGAGAGAATTGGGTCTTCCTGAGCAAGACGTTTGCAGAGTTGATACATCTGCGCCAGCATGACTTGTTTTGGGTTTGCTGGAGCTTGAGAAGGCGCTCCACCGCCAGCGTCGGGAGAAGGCGATGGAGAGGCGCCCGGAGGAGCGCCTCCACCCATCGGATCTGGTTGTGGCGTGGCAGCCATGTTATCGCTTGCCACGTCCCTTGCGGCCACGTCCCTTGCGGCCACGCTTCTTGCCACGCCCCTTGTGGCTTCCCTTCACGATCTTCGTGTGCTTTTTGCCTCGTGCCATACTTCCTCCTTCTGAAATGGAAAGCGGCCCGAAGGTCACTTTCTCCTTCGAGCCGCTGGCATTCCGTGGGAGGCGCTTGGCGAATCTCAGTTACAACGTTTACTCTATTGGTGAGATACCTGTCAACATAATTTATTTCAGATGCCCAGAATCTCTCGCACTTTTTCCCGCTTGCCCTCCGCCGCCTTTGTCTTTTCTGTTAACGCAACCTTCTGAATACCGCCCTGTGAGAGATGGAACACGAGTTGCCCGGTAGCCTTTCTCTCGCGCAACCACGCGACAACTTTATCGACGGGGATGCGCGGATCGACAGTGGTTTCAGTGACGAGAAAATCGACGTTCACCTTGACTACCTCCTCAGCATCCATCTCAGGACTCCTTATTCACCACTCTCGGTTCGCCGCCTGCTCCACCTTTTTGGCTCTGCTTCATCGGCTTCTGGTGGGACGGCGTTCTGCCGCCTCCCTTGCCCTGACCGCCCTTGCCTCCACCACCTCCGCCGAGATCAATTCCCGCAGCCTGCGCGAGCTTTGCTTCCTCGATCTTGAATTTTAATTCCTCAATCTGCTCGTTCATCCACTTCTCGCGCTCCGTGTCACCCTTTACGTCCCCGTAGTTTTCAATACCTAGCTTCTTCATCACCGTACACCACGAGATCGGAGCGTTCTTAAACTTGAGCGACATCCACTTCAACTGCTCATCTTTTTGTGTGATCTTCAACAGTGTGCTCGGGACGGACACGAGTCTCAAATTCTTTGCGAACCGCCGAGCGCGGTCAATCTTGGTGTAGGCCGATGGAGTATTCGGAACCGTCCCTGAAACGTACTCATCCGGCATGTGGCTTGGGATAAGAGAGTTTGGGTCGAAGTCGAATACGTCCGGGGTAACGTTGTCCGGCCCAATGTATTCGATGATCCGCTTGGTGTCGTACCACTGCGGGATCATAAATTTAAGCATGTAGGCAATCTTCGCGTTCGCCGCTTCCATCCCAGCAGCGATTCCCTTGGCGATAGGCCCGATGGATTCAAGGCCTTTGTCGATCTGGTCGCCAGAGATATTTAGTTTCAGGTTTGCCAGGTTGCCGAGATCGTTAATGCCTAGTTGCTCACGGCGATACGCGACAAGAATTTCAAGGAACTTGAAATGCTCCTGCTGCACTTTTACGCTATCCGGCAAAAGGGATTGCAGAATGTCTGTCGGCTTCCCGTCCACTCCAGCACGAACATTTTCCTCGAAGATATCGAAGTTCTCAATCTTCGGACCACCTGTCGAGGTCCGGTCGTAACCCATCGGCGGATTCAGGCTAGTCGTGATGACCTGATCAATCTTGCGCTCGACTTTTCGCTTCGTAACTTCGATGGACCCTACATCTTGAACCAGCGATCTCCCCATACCTTCCCAAGCCCAGTCGTCCACGTCGTATTGAACCACTGGCATACAGCCGTGCCAGTCGTAGGCCGGCCCGTCGTACATCGGAGTCTTCATATTCCGACTGGAGATCATCAATCGGAGGAAGGGATAGATGCGGCAGTCTTCCGCAATTGCCTTCCGCATCGCCATCTTGCCGTTTTCCATTCGTCCGGGAATTTCCTGCCCGACGTAGGGGACTTTGTAGGACCAACTTGTCCCCGGTTCTCCCATCGGCAATTCCATCCCTTTTTGATTCTTGAGCGGCGAGTTGATACGAACGTCGCGGATAAATGTGTAGCGGATTTCGCAGTACAGGTTCCCCCAGTTTCGGTTCTGCTCTCCGTAGCGAAACTTCTCAGCATAGTCGATACGCCGAGCTTGCACGCGAGACTGATAACTGACTCCGCTGATCGGAACTAACTGAGATTGGAAGAGTGGAAACTTGCCGTGAGCCTCCGCGATAGGCATGTAGACAAACACGGTGACAACGTAAGATCCCTGCACATCATTGTCGGAAGAAATCTGTACGGGAACAACGTCGAGAGGACCTAGTGGCTCAAAACAAATCTTTCGCTCTCCGAATCCGTAATCTCCTGCTTTGCAAACTGGCCACAGATAGCCGCGCCCCATGACAGTAGAAAATTGGAGCGCTTTGCGAATTTGCCGAGGAAATTGAGATTCAAGGTAGACCCCACGAGCGACCTTATTCTCCATCTCCGCGTAGGGCTTGAACTGAATTGCATCCGAACTGTAGCTCCCAATCTCCCGTACTTCCGAGATCGTCTCCACAAATTTTCGGATGTCGTACTTTAGGCCGTTTGAGATCAGTGTGGACTTGGTCTTGTCCTCGAATATCGCGTCGAAGATTTTGATGTTCTTAGCTAGGTCTTTGTAGGCCCGTTGATTCGAGAGCCAGCCTTCGCCCTCTTCCAACTGCTCCTCGATCCATGCCATTCTTTCTTCAGCGGGAGCTAGGAATGATGGCACCTGCCACGAAGTTGCCAGGTTCTTATCTCTCACGAAGCCACGCCTTCCTGAGCTTCGCAGGCCATCCAAGACTCAAAGACTGCTAACCGTCTCTGGTCGCGCTTGTCTTTCGCTTTCCGAATGAACCACGCCATGAACTGTTTATTTAAACTGTCGCTCGACTGAGAAAGATTTCTTTCCA